TCTTTCTCAGTTGTAATCTTTTCAGACTTATCTAGAATAGTTTTAGCGCAAGCTGCTGCAACACTTTCATCTTCTGTTGTATTCATAATATACATTAACTTTCGAAGAGCCATATCTCTAGATGAAGTGATCTCAGCCATAAACTTTTTATTCTTTTTATAAGATAATTCTTCTAAGGCATCGGCAACATTAGGTCTAGCACACATTCTGTTGCCCATACCTTTGTGATACTTGTCACCTCTAATAGACATCATAGCTTGTTCAGCATTATAATCACCGAACACAACTAATTCAACGAATAGTTTCTCCTCTTCATTCAATAAGTTATATTTACTTGTCTTAATATCGCCCATACGAAGAGCAGTTAAAAGGTTCTCTTTAGTTGTTATGACATCTGGTGCAAAAACTCTTTGCATATAAATCCTCCTTTGCTTAATTATACCATCATTGTTAAGAATTATCTACTATGGTATAATTTAACTAGGTGATACTATGAATGATATTCTTACTTTTAAAGTCAAAAAGCCACACTACCATAAACAAAATGCTAAACGCAATAGCAAAGCTGGTAACTTGGATCGAAACCTTGTATACATTACAAGAATAATTTCACGAGGTGACTTTGATCCAGAGAAGTCATACCATGTAGTGTTAGCTAAGATTGCAAGAAGTAAGGGTATCATTGATAAAGACAACAATATATTAAAGGAGGAGTATTTAATATGCAAAACGAAGAGATAAGTCCACTAATGACTGGACCTGAATCTGGAGTTCCTGCAGAGAGTCCAGTAAATGCCGGACCTGTGTCAACTGAGGAAATTAAAAAACCAAAGAAGGAACCTAAGGATGAAGAAGAAGCTAACAGAATGTTAGAACAAATGATGTATTCACCATCAGCAGGTGATGCCGATCCTACTTTAGAAATTGATAAAACAACTGATGAAAAAAAGGAGAAGTTAAAACCAGAAGCTGAAGAACTATTAAAGATTCTTGAAAAAGGTGAAGGAGAAATAAGTGAGAAGTACAAAAAAGAACTTCTAGAAAAAGCTATGAATGATCCATCATCAATTGAAGTTGAAACTCCAAGAGGATGGATGACTGTTAAAGATGCAATCGGAGACGGATTTGATTTAACTACTGGTGACTTCACTAATGAAGCTATACCAAAAGTAGATTGGCAAGGTGAACTAAGTAAACTTGACCCAAGAGAACAAGAAACAATTCGTAAATTAACAACTCCTGGAACAAGACAAGCTGGTCCAAGACCTATGCCAGAAGGTGGAGATGTAGTACCTCCATCAACAGGTGAACCAATTCCTGAACAAGCAACTGGTGCTCCTGCTAATAATGTTGGTGCTATGGATAATGCTGCAATGGGAGGAACTGAATTACCATTAGGAGGTGTATAGTATGGAAGAAACAAATCAAACATTAGAACCTACTACAACTGAACCTACTGTAGTGGAAACTACAGAGCCTGCTGTTGTTGAACAACCAACACCAATGGATGATAATGTCACATATAATAGTTTACCAGATAGTGCAACTAAATATGATCCAAACTTAGATGCAACACAAAACATGGCTAACCAAATTGTTAAAGTAACAGGCGCTATCAATGAAGCAAACAATTCTGGTAAAGCAATGAATAGATTCTTAACTCAGGAATATAATTATAATCCAGAAGAAGCTGGATCATACTGGGTGGCTGGTGGAATTAATGATAAAGATACTCAAATGAGTTTCTTAAATACAATCATTAATGAAGAAATGTATGACGAGATGGATTTACAAAAGTATTACTATGATAATACTATGGCAACAGCTCGCGCATATGCAGCTAATAAAGAAAAAGAAACAGCATATGGATTCTATAGAGCTGCTCAAGAGAAAGCTATTAGTGAAGCACAACTAACTGGTTGGTATATGCCAGCAGAAGGACAATATATGTTAGCTAATTATGAAGCTGCTCAAGCTACTATTAATAATAAAGATGCAAAACCTGAAGATGTAGCTAAAGCTAAAAGAATATCAGGTGTAGCTGAGCAATGGTTTGCTGCTAATAAAATTTCTACTCGTGGTATGAAATGTTTAAGCATGATGAATTATGAAGAAAGTGTTAGACATAACACTATCATGGGTGAACTTAAGAAAGAAGCTAACAAAATTGCTGCGCAAGGTAATGCAATTACAGCTGCTGGAAATAAATTAAAGTTAAGGGAATTTAAATTCAGAATGGAAGAAGCTGAGCTTGATCAAGGAATTAACTATACTAATATACTTGGACTTGATAATAAAGGAATTATTGGACATGACTTTGATGATCCAGAATATGCAGGACTAACTGGACTAAAAGGTTACAGAGATTTAGAACATGCATATCAAGATCCTACATTATATAATAGTATACTTACAGCATATGGTAGACAATATCTTAATTCAACACTTAAAGCTGCTGGATTAGACCCTGTTAAATATGAAATAAATTATCAAGGAGATAATCAAAGAACAAATGCTCAATCTTATATTGATAGTAATCCAGGAACTACTACAGTTCTACCAGATAAATGTACAGAAGCTACTGGTAAGAAGATTAATGTTGATGGTAATACTTATGAATTAAGAATTGGATACACAGATGATGGTAAAGTATTTGCTGGTATCATGTATGATGATAAATCATGGAGACCTCTTACAGAAGGTAACTATAAGATACTTGATTCAGATGGTAAGACTGTTGAAGAATATATTAATGATAGATTTGAACAAGGTGTTGCAGATTTCAGTGGAGTTAAATCTATTAATGTATCAGGTAAAGAATACTTTATAGGAACAAGACCTGCAGTTGAGTCACCAACAAGTACAAAATCATTAACAAAAAACTCTGGATGGGGAGGAAGAATATTTAATGAAAATGGGTTCCTTAGATCAGATTCAGATATAAAACTTTATCAAAAAGATATTAATAAAGATATCATGAATGCTCAATCATCTAAAGGAATTAAAGATAAAGATGGTAAAGTACATAATAACTTAACTGTTCTAGATGGTTGGGTAGATACTACAGGATATAATTCATATGTTGTCTTCAAAGATGCTGATGGAAACTATTATAGTTTAAGTAATGATCACACAATATCAAAAGTAGATGAAAAGAAATTGAAACAATACACTGCTAAAGATGTTGAAAAATACTTAAAGGAAGGTAATAAAGTTGTACCATCCCCAGGTGGAAAAGATTCTCCATATATAACAAAAGAAATATACAAAGGTTCATATGAAGTATCTAGTAGAAAAGAAAAAGGAAGAACATATTCTACAATGTGTTACATCATTAAAGATAAAGATGGAAATGTTGAAAAGACTATTTACTATGAATTAGAACATAAAGGCAATGGTTTCTATAAAATTACACAATCTAATATGTCAGAAAAAGATGTAATAAAAAAAGGTGGAACACCATTTGGAACAAATGCTAAATCAAAAAATATTTCAGATACAACATACTATAATGTTAATAAAAACGGAGATGCTATAACAGGAAATAAAGATAACATATCAGATTCCACATCATATGATATAGATAAAGATGGTAATGTTACAACAAAAGTTAAAGGCTATGATTATAATGATGGTTCATTTATAGAAACTGTATCAGGTAATGGTACAAATAATAATCCAACATATGAAGCAATGTCTTCTGAAACAAGAGATGCATCTTATAATAAATATAGTTCTAGTTCAAATGATTCAGGCGCTGATCTATTAGAAAGAATGCATGAGTTAGAACAAAGAAATTCAGAGAATATACCAGAAAAATTTAGAAATATAAATAATGTAAAGGAGGCAAAGTAATATGGAAGATAGTGATGTTTTAAACACTCAACCTTCAGATGGTGCAGTTCAACCTGATGTTGAACCTGCTCCAGAAGTGTTGAATCAAGTTACATCTCCTAATAAGAGTATGTATACTGATGCAAACAAACCTGTTCAACCTATAGGTGAAAGAGATCATGCAAATGAGATAGCACAAAATGCCATGTCACAAGCAGATGCTAAGCAAACATTCTCATATACATCTGCAGCTGCAAAAGAATATGACACTAGTGTTAAAACAAGTACAACACTAAGTAACAATGCAGAACTAAAAGGTGCTTTTGAATCTAAGTATGGGATGGAAGATCAATATAAAGCTACAGAAAATGAAGACTATACTTGGAATAAAATAGCTGCTGAAATGGCACAATCAGAGTATGATCAACAAGCTTCACAAGCCAGATATGAATCAATGCAAGCTAAACAAGAATTAGATAAAGCTGCAAGTACAGCATTTAATAATTACTTTGCAAGTGAATATAGTGCTAGACAAACTCAAGATAAGATGGGTTGGAATGGTGGACAAAAGACAGCAAGCGATTTGCAAGTAGCATTCTTACAAGCAGAGACAGCTGCCAACATGTATACTCAAGCTGAGATGCAAAAGTATGGTGTTGATACTAAGCTTGGTATAGCTAGAATGTATGCTGAAGCTAATCAAAAAGCTTTAGCATTACAATACTACCAAGATGCAGTTGATCTAGCTGTTAAGGAAGCTAATGAAACTGGATGCTATGTACCACCTGAAGCTAGTGAAATGATGAAGCAACAAAAGATTGCTGATCAAATACTAGCTAACCCATATAGTACTGAAGCTGAAAAAGCCAGAGCTCGTGGAGTTAACGCTGCAGCTCAGGCATACTATGATTCAAAAGGGTTCTCACACTGGGATGTAACTGATCCTGAGACAGGAGAAACCGTAACAAGATACTATGGTATTGAAACACTAAGTAAATTAACATATGACGAAACAGTTCGTAACAATAAAGTAAATGAAGAACTTCAAAAACAAGCTAATGATTTAGCTCGCCAAGCTAATGCTAACGCTGCAGAATCAAATAGAATAGCAGCATTACAACTTAGATATACTATGGTTCAACAAAATGCTATTGTTACAGCAGATGAAATCAATAAAGGTACACCTAAATCTAGTACTAAAGGTGATTACTACTATGATTCAAATGGTAAAAAGGTTAACTTAGCAGAAAATTCAAATATCATCAAAGTAAATACTGCTGGTAATAGTATGTTATTCTATCAATACTATGATAAGAATAATATATTACATACTGCTACAGTAATGAAGGATGGAGCATGGAACTCTGAAGAGAACATGTACAAACTTAAAGGTGAGATGATAAAAAGATCATAAAGGATACAAAAAAGTATCCTTTTTATATTGTCTTTTATAGTGGACAGTGCTATAATGATTATAGGAGGAGTAGAATGATAAAGGTTACAAAAGGAAAAGTACTAATTAAACAATTAGATTCCCAAACTAATTTAGGTAATGGTTTAAGCATTACTAATGAGACCCAATCTCGTAAAGATGTAGTTCGAGGAGAAGTAATTGACGGAGAATATGAAATTGGAACTGTAGTATTCTTCCCATTATATGCTTCACTACCTATTAGTTATGAAGGAATTAATTATTTAATAGTAGATATAGGAGATATACTTGCGTATGATACAGGATATATTAAAGGGTAAGAAATATATTTTTAAAGGAACTGTAAATGATTTAAAAAAATGCATCGGAGGATTTAATGTAACTGAAATAGTTTTATCAGGTAAAGTTAATGACTATGAAATGTTCGATGCGTATGCTACCTTTAAATATCATGGTATGATACACAAGATATATCTAAGTAAAGCATGGACTGAAAATAAAATAAGTATTGAATATAGAGGAATAGTTCATTAATAGTTACAGTCAGACGAGACTCCAATACACAAATCGATCCTATACTAAGTTCTGAAAATCTCATTTACTATAAACTACTCGTCTGACTATAAGTGTTAATGGAGGATACCATGAAAGAAAGAATTATAATTACGCTATGCGCAATAGCATTCATCTTCATTGGAATAACATCTATGATCATAATAAAGAATTGGAGTGATAACTATGAAAAGACTAACAATAATCAATCTTATACTATCAATAGTACTACTAGCACTAAACATAATGACACTAGTACATCTGATAGATGCAAAAAATAATATGCCTACATGTGTAGGACCAGCTCAACAAGTAACTAAAATTATTAAAGTAAGTACTGATGTTGATGGTAACGTTGAGGTAGAATAATGAGAGAAAAAAAAGTTGAAGTAGATTATGTAGAATTTTTTGACGGTGGTATGGACATTTGGTGGTCAGGAAATATTGGTTTTGGACACCTTGTTGTTTATACCGTTAGTGGTCAAAAAGAAAATGAAGAAGTAATATATAAAATGGATACTGAATGTATGGGTAAAGAATTTGTTTTAGATATAATGAATAAAGCAAAAGAGTTTATTATACAAAAGACAAATAACTTACCCATAAATTAAAGGAAATGAAGAATAAATGAGTGAAGAAACATTAGAAGAAATAAAATATTATAGTGAGATGTACCCTGATGGAATACATAAGAAATCACAAGCAAAAGAAATATTTGAAAAGTTAGGGTATAAGTTAGTAAATGATAATGAATATTTTTTATTATATGAATATCAAATAAAAGAAAATGCTGAATTTGAAAATGACTATTTACATATTAGTTTTGAAAAGAAAGATAAAGCATTTATAAAAACTTATGGTGATGACAATACACCTGAAATAATTACTATGGAAGAACTACAAGCAATAAATAAACAAGTTGAAGAATTGGGGTGGAATAAATGAAACAAAAAATAAAAGCAATAATAAATGATTTAGGTAATTATGCTAGTAATGAAAAACCACAAAGAAATGAACACAATGTAATAATTCCTTTTTCATTACATTATACTGATGCAAATTTGTTATTTGGTTATATTTGTGAACTTGAAGATTATAAACAAAGAATAGATAAAGCACTAGAATATATTGGTAATAGTGATTTGGAAATACCAAGAAAAACTAGGAAAAAGTTTATAAAAATACTAGAAGGAAGTGAAGAATAAATGAAAGTAGGAGAATTGGGGTAGAATAAATAAATGAATGCATACTAATTACTAATTTAATTAGTAGCATTCTAATATCGATACAGCAGCCTGGGTCGGCGACGAAATAGACGATTGATATTAGAATGGTACTAATTAAAGAAAGAGGTGTTATACCTACCCTAAATATGTTAGTACTACTCGATTGTAAGAGTATAAATTACATATTATTGCAAGAATAACTAGGTGCTACCTTAATTGGTAGCATAGGTTAGATTAAATAAAAAGAGAGAAGTATATGGTTGTGTTTGAGAGTAATTAACTCATTCGCTTTAGGAGATAGTTAGATAAGTCTTTGCATACTAACTTATGACAAAGCCAAACCTTTTTAATCTACCCTATGGTGTCAATTAAACAATAGAAAGAAGAGGTGTTTAACCTCCTATCAAACCACTATTGGCACCGTTTCATATCAATTTTATTTTTAAGTGTACTTTTGAGTCACCAACTCAAAAGGTGTTGTCATTTAATTGGCAGCATAAGGTAGATATATAAAAGTTATCTAGCATAAGGTTTAGGTTAATAGTTGAGAAATTAACCACTAGGAAGCAATAATCAGCATAGCATTTAGAGTGATTAACTAAATGTCAGCCTTTATATCTATCTTATGGTGCTAATTAAAAGCACCAACTTAGAAGTGCGTATATGATTTGCTATTAACATTTAGTTAGTAGCATAAGTTAGACGAAGAATAATAACTCAAAAGTTTTAGGACTTAGAGTTCCTAGAGGTTGCGACTATATAGGTTTGATTTGTCTATCTTATGGTGCTAATTAAAGAAAGAGGTGTTATGCCTACCCTAAATATGTTAGTACTACTCGATTGTAAGAGTATAAATTACAATCTATTAGAAATTCGATGATGTGCTATTGACTAATGAATTATAATGGATATTTGCTATGAAGTTATAATTATTTTAACCTTTAGTTAGTAGCATACTGGAGATAAGAGGAGGGGCTATCGATTGGCGGTGCTATATGGGTTCGACTCCCACCTTTCTTTTATCTCTAGTATGGTGCTAATTAAGTACATCCTAATAAGGGAAGAGGTGAGGAACCCGACCTACTAATTAGTGCCTCATAATTTTTCCTATTAATTAGTAGTACGCAGTAATAGACTCAGTTTATTGCTGCTTAGTGCTAATTAAGACACCTTTTATTATTCATACTCATAATCTTATTACTTAATTAGCACGCATTTTTATGGAGGATATATGGAAATATTAAGTGGTGTATTTGATGAATACGAAAAAGATGAATTCGGGGAAGACAAACTTAAAGAAGAGTATCATATCTTCTTAATGAATGGTGTTGTAATTATCCCTGGTAAATTTAGACCTAAGTATATGAGAATCCTTAGACAATTACTAAGAGGTATTAAGTATACTAATATTAAGATAGGAAATCCTTGGCAATGAGTGACGATACTAAATTAAATTTACTTAAATTGCGCAGGGATTTTTATAATGAGAGAGGTCTAGGTACAAAAATTAAACAATTGGAGGACAAGAATGTTAGAGATAAAGAAAAAGAAGACAGCAAGAAAGCTGGTAAAAGAAACATTTCAAAAGATAAATGACATGGTAGTTCCTACAATGGGAGCTAAAGGTCTATTGGTTGCATTAGATGATGACTTAGGTAAATGTACACTAACAGATGATGGTGTAACTGTAGCTCGTCAAGCGATTCATTTAGATGGAATGGAAAAGATGATCGCAGTAGATATGATTGAAGCTGCTGCAACTACAGAAAAAGAAGCATTAGATGGTACAACATTAACTATCTTAATGACTAATGCGTTATATGATTATGGATATAAGATGATCCAGAGAGGTAAGCATCCACAAGTTGTAGCTGATGAGATTGAAGAGGAAATAAATATAGTAAGAGATAAACTTAAAGAAGAAAAATTTAAGATGAAACCAGAACATGTTAAGAGCATAGCTACTATTAGTACTAAGATTCCTATGGTTGGTGAGATCGTAGAAGAAGCTTATAAAAAATGTGGAGCTGGAATGAACATTGTTATTGAACATGATCGCGAGAGATCTGGAATTAAAGTAGAACAAACTAAAGGTTTTTCAATAGACAGTGGATACATGAGTGATGCAATGGCAGCTCTATGTGATGACGGTGAGAAGTGGGAAGCAGATAACTGTAACATAGTATTATTAAAAGAAGGAGTCATGACTCAAGTAGGATTAGGTGAATTCTTCAAGAGTATACCTGAAGATGAGATCAAGAATCCATTTGTGTTTGTATTGAATCCAGCATTTAATCCTAATACATTAAGACTTTTGATTGATACATTAATCAAGAATAACTTTAAGTATCAATTTATATTTGTTAATGAAACTAAGATGGATGATGTGTACATGGATTTAGCTGCAGTAACTGGAGGAGTAGTTCAAGATGCCAGCAATGGAGTTGGAGATTACAAGTATGAATACTGTGGTAAAGCTAATCACTGTGTAATAGAAATAGACAGAAGCTTATTTATCTGTAATAAGAATAAATTAGTTGATGAAAGAATTAAAGCTTACAAGAAAAAGCTTGATAAAAAATATAAGTTAAGTGGAGTAGATGAAGCTTTATATACTAAGAGACTCGGAGCTTTAGAGAATGGTGTAGTTAAAATTAAAGTTGGAGTTCCTACAGTAACAGAATTCAAAACTCTACATTTAAAATTAGATGATGCGATCGGAGCTGTCAGAATGGCACTCGAGAACGGGGTCGTATTAGGTGGAGGTAAGACTCTTTATAATATAAGTAGGGTGATGCCTAGACTTGGTATAAGAAAGTTACTTACACTTCCTCTAAAACAAATACTTGCGAATGCAGGAGTAAAATATATCCCTGCCCGCAGCGTATTAAAAGAAAAAAATATGGGCGTGGATGTACGCACCAATAAAAAAGTAGACCTGTACAAAACAGGAATATTAGACAGCTACAAGTCTATCGATGAAGCGTTAAAAAATAGCTCATCAATAGCTTGCAGTTATCTAAGAACAAATTGCTTAATAAAAAAAGGGATTACTCAAAATAAGTAATCTCTTTTTCTTTGTCATATTCTTTTATAAAAGTATGATTACAATAAGAAGTAGAACCTTCACGGAATGCAACAGAAATACTGTTCATACCAGGTTTATAGCCAAGTACTTTTAAGTAATCATACACCTCACGATTAGAAGTGAAGTAATGTTCTTCATGAGTAATGTTGTTAATAACAATAAGTTTGTCACCAGTAAAATAATATTTTAAATATAACTGCTGAGCAAGCTTAGATGAAACAACATCAGGTAACTTTGAAAAACAAAAATTAATTATTGATATAAAGAAATTAGGTTCAGGGTCTAGAGATTTAAGTAACTCTAGAAACTTTCCTCTTGTAAACATAATCATCACCACTTATATTATATCTTATCAGGTGGTAATTCAGCAAGTACTGTAGGAAGATAAACCATCTCTGCAGCTTTTACAAATCCATCAGGGTCATCTTCTTCAATCATAGAATCAGAAGTCATGACACCAGGATAAATATTATCATACATCTCATAAATTTCACCAGTGTGTTCACAAAACCATTGAGTAGAAATGTCAGGGTCTAAAATAAAAAACTTAGAAGCACTAAGCATAGGACCACGACCAGTGTCATCGAAAAAAGCGGTAACATCAACTAAGCAATCTTGAAAAAATCTATAGTCATTGTTTGTAAAAACAGGAATGACAATATCAGGATGATGTATTAAAGAAACTTTAACACAATGAAAATCAGAGTAGAATCCTGAAATTCTACCTATTAAATGTACATAATTACCTTTATTATTCATACTATCACCTCCTATGCTATCTCTGAATAATAACCATCTTCACATTGTATTATAGGATGTGAAGTTAAACCATCTACAAAATCACGAAAAGTACCATAATCCATATTACATGGAGTAAAATCATAATATGGTATGTCCTTTAAATCTTCATCATTAAAATACTTCTTTACTTCTCCGAGAGTATCATAATGACAACAGACATCAAAATTAAATGTCATATCTGCAAGATCAAAATAAGCGAACTCTTCACCGCAACTAAAAGAGTCAGCTCTTGATTTAGGAAAGCAAGAGATAATACCTTGATTACGATCTACCTCAAAACTAAAAGTTTGATCAGGATATAAAACTTTAAGTAAAGTTAAATCAGTAGCATCATAAGATTCATTATCAAAACCTGCACCTGTAGCTTCTAAAGCTTTGATAGCAAGAAGGAAATTATCCTTCTCACCACCATCACGCAAAGCACCTACAGCATGATATAACATATTACATAAAGTAAAGGCTGGACTGGTATAACCAGACCAATGATAATATGCATTAGCAAGTTCGTTACCTTTATAAGTAACAGATAAAACTAATCTTTGTCCCATCTTATGATGCCTCCTCTACAAAATTAACTCTATAATATGTAGAGTCTTTATCAAACTTAAGTTTCTTTAAGAAGCGAATAGCTTGTTCAAGATTAACTTCAGCTGTATAAGTCTTATAACCCCAAGTAGACTTGATACGATACTTATCAAGATACTTTCTAATATAAGTAACACGCTTAGAAGGTGCATAATAAGTTGTAATCCAATGTAATTCCTTTACAGTTATAACATCAGAAGAACCACACTGAAGTAAAACACAATGATCAGGTGCAGTAAAGAAACGAATGGATAATATATTTTTCTCCTTATTAAAACAAAACTCATAACGCTCAGCGTTGTCAGAGTTATTACAAAAAGTCATAAGCTTTTTCATAGTATCAGTCATAGTAAAACATTTCATATAAATTCCTCCTAAAAATAATCCTCAACTTGTCTTTCAAGTTCAGTAATAAATCTTCTATATATTCTATAAACTCTTTTCAATACATTATAATGAACTTCACCTAATGTAGAAAAGACTTGACCTTTATCAAAGGTATGTACCTTAGAACAAAGAACAAGAGAACCTTTATTTAAAAAACTAACATCATCTAATGAAGATGAATAAGCAGAACATTGTCTGATTTGAGAAGAAATCTTTAAACAAACAATATTATTTTTAAATGTAACAGAAGAATCTAAGCTCTCATCATAAAGAACTAAGAATAATCCTGTTTGTTTCTTGCCATTGAAGTCAGTATAATCAACTCCAACAACAGAACCAGGTGTATAAATTTTAGACATAACAAACCTCCTTAATGAAAACTGCCTGTAGTTAAATCAAAATCTAACATAACAGTACCAGTTTTACCGTGTCTATTCTTAGCAACTTCTATTGTTAAAGGGTCCTTAGTTGGATCAACTGAAGGGTCTTTAACATAATAATTATGTCTATATAAAAATAGAACATAATCAGCATCTTGCTCGATAGCTCCACTCTCTCTCAAGTCTGAAAGTTGTGGACGCTTATCAGCTCTATCTTCTACCTTTCTAGATAATTGAGATAAAGCAACAACAGTACAATTAAAATCACGAGCAATAAGTTTTAATTGTCTTGATATCTCTGATACCTTTTCATAGTTATTATTACCATTACCAGAAAGTAATTGTAAATAATCAACTATGACTAAACCAATCTCACCTTTCTCAGATTCCTTACGAAGAGCTGAACGAAGAGAACTGATATTCGATAAAGATTTATCATATAAAGATAAAAATTTATTGCTAGATAATTCTTTAGCATTAGTATCAAGAACCTTCTTAGCTTCATCATCAAGATTACCTGAACGAATATCAGTTAAAGGTATACGAGATATAGAAGATATCATTCTAGAAAATAGTTCTTGACCTGACATCTCTAAAGAAAACATTACAGCTCTTTTGTTTTCCAAACAAATATAATTAAATAAACAACTAAGAGCAAATGCTGTCTTACCCATACCAGGACGAGCTCCTATAACTAGGAGTTCACCTGGGTGAGGATAACCTAAGACATTATGTAATGATTTGAAACCAAAGTCTACATTTAATGTAGCTGTTGGTTCTAATGAAGAAAGAAAAGTAGAATATAAATCTACTTTATCTTCCTTAGAATATCTATCACAGATAGAATTAACTTTCAATCTTACAAAAGAAAGCCATGATTCAAAGCCATCTTTAAGATGTTCATCTGCTTCTTTATTAAGAAGAGATATATCTCTCATGATAGATGCTTTAATAACAGCATCAATCTTTGAATCAATATCTTTAGGAGATATACATTCAGAAACTATTTCTCCTATATATTCTACACCACCACAATAACCTAAAGCCTTAGGATATGTGGCATAAACATTGGTAGCGTCAAAAGTCTTAACATTATTATTATATAATCTTTTAATTAAACCATATAAATATTTATGTCTCTTATCAGAAAAGTCTGTTTCTTTAACACGAGAAAGAAACTTATCAACATTTTCAAAATGAATAAGAACACTACCAAGTAATTGTTTTTCAGGATTCATTATAAAATCACCTCCAAATAATCTAAAACTTTATCCAAGTCTTCTTCAGTTTCGATATGATGTTTAGTTGCATAAGACGCATCCTTAGTCAAGAATGCATCAACAGGTACAATTAAAATAGAAGTAAAATAAGGAAGACTATCTTTAAATGAAGATAAGAAATAAAAATAACATCTCTTAGATAAATCTTCATTAACAGCAAAACATGCTAAAGGTTTTCTCTTAAATAACTTTTCGAAATCTGAAGAAACATAAGTAGGAAAGAAAAACAAATCATGTTTCTTAAATAAATTATGTAGTTTAGTTATAGATAACATAAACAATCTAGTATTAGCATCCATTATTTTACCTCCTTAGGCGATGCAGACATAGCAAGCACAGCATAGTTACCATTAGGTAAAGAAATATAATGTCCTTTAAAAAGATAAGGACGCCATTGAACAAAATTCTTAACAACATCAGTCGGTACATATAAATATATAGTACGACTATAATGACCATCATGAACATTCACAGAAACAATAGTACAATCAGTGAACAAAGATTCTTTAAACCTTGCAACACCAGTAAAAATACCTTCAATAGAAACATAAGTAGAAGAAGAAAGTATATCATATTCACGCTTTAATTCTCTAGGTTCTGGTTTAGAAGAACCAAACTTTTGCTCAGCAAACCAAGTACCATAAGTTTCAATATAATCATCTAACTTACTCATAATTAATCTCCTCAATATATAATAATATAAATTTATCCTCATCAACTTCTTTTAATTGAAGTTCATAAGTAACATCACCAAGTACAGTATGACAAGTCAAACCATCTTGTGATTCATAAATAACAAGACCGTTCTTAATAAGATTAAGATATAAAGAACAATCATCAGGTTTAACATAAACCATTACTCTACCTCCTTACTTTTTTTGCTAGTCATCTTAGCAGAAACTTGTGTAGTAGTTGAATAATATCTATTAACTAGATCTTGAGCAACAGTGTTGCCTTGATCAGCAAACTTAAATAAAGTTTTCTCTACAACAGTTTCTTTAGTGACTACAAGTAAAGGCATAGATGATTTTAATTCTGCAATTAAAGCATCAATGTCACCAGTAAGAACTCTAACTTTAGATTCAACTAAAGATGAAGAATAATCTTTACCATCTAAAGTTAATTGAACAGGAGTAGAACCTGTTTCTTCTTCACGAGCAGTTAGTTTAACTAACTCGTTCATAAGGATTTCATTATCCCTTTCGATTTCTTCTTTATATTTTCTAGAAGTACTAGCTAAACTAGACTTCTTCTTTTTATTAAGGAGAATAGCAGACATAACATCTGCTTTAGAAACCTCTTCTCCTTTATTAATATTATTAATTACTTCTTTTAATTTATTATTATCCATATTATTTACCTCTCTTTACTAATAAATTATCTACTAAGTATTTACCTAAGAAATTAGGTAATCCTTCTAAATCCTTATCATCCATAAATGTAATATGATTAGGATATATTTTATCAACTGCATCAGTTTTAACACCAATACCTAAAGTTGTAATACCTTTACTTGCATAATGTTGAACAACATCATGTAAAGTTTTCTCAGAACCACATGTTTCACCATCAGATAAAACAACAAGGAACTTATCCTTATATGGTTCTTTTAATAAACGCTCGCAAAGATTAGCAATATTAACTTCATCAATATTACCAGTCCATATAGAAGCGTTAGGAGCACGAAGTCTATCATGAACCATAACAACATTAGACTTCTTAGACTTATAAGATTCTTTTGTATCCTTTAATACAACAGTCTCACAAACAGACCAGTTCTCAGTAAAACCAAAGATACCAAAAGGAATCTTAAGTTTATCTAAACATTCACACATAGTAAGCATAGCCTTACCACAATATTTACATTTAGAATATCCCATACTACCTGATAAATCTTGGACAAGATATAATATAGCATCAACTTCTTCGCCATATATATTTGTTACGCAGAATTTATTAGGATTATAAGGGATGTGTATAGTTGACATGTCAACATCACCTGAAGATGTAAAGTGTTGAACTTCAGATAAAGCACGAGTCTTCATTCTACGCAATGTCTTTAAAGTAGAAGATAATATCTTATTACATTCACTTCTAATTGCATTATAAGAAGACTCAGAAGCAGAACATTTAACATTATAAATGTATTTATGAGGATAGTGATAACCATAATCTGATTGTTGTTTCAATGCATCTATATCTTCTTTATCCGATTCAGGTCTCTTACGATCTTCACCATCTGAACGAGCAGGTGGTGGAGATGCAACCTTATCAACTGGTTCCATACTAGAATCATGAGAAGACATAGAAGGAGACATAGAAGTACCAGTCATATCTGGATCTTCTCTCTCTTTATCTGAATCAGATGGTTCACCATCTTTACCAAAAGTCTTTTCATCTTCAGAAGTATCATCTTCATCAAGATATTTTAAAACAATAAGAGCTAACTTAATAGAAAGGCGAGCACGTTCTTCACCATTAAGTGTAGTCTTTATTGTTTCGTATGCTTTATCTAAGAATGCAGCATGGTCATCCCATATAGGATAAGCAGGTAAAACTTGTTTGCCTCTTAGATGAAGCAACATATAATTTATAAAAGTCATACCACTCTTAGGATGAGAAGCTATACACTTTTGTAAATCGTTTAGTAAGACAGGATTATCAAAATACTGTCTCACAAATAGAATTGGGTCAGATGATTCTGGATAATAAAGCATCATTCTATCTTCGATAACATTATCTTCGATAACATTAAAGAATTTTTTAATAAAATTCTGAGCTTTATACTTTCTAACTTCATCAAAGAAGTATGAGAAAGGTGACCATAATATATGACCCAACTCATGATAGTTAACACCATCATAAAATATCTTTTGTTTCTTAAAATCTTCGGTAACATCATTAAAAATATGATACTTGACATCAGGAAAGAATATAGGGTAAATAGGTCCTAAAGAAATATGATATCCTCCTGAATGGTCAGAATATGAATAAGCAGAATCATTATAATGACTGACAGAAATATCAATCTTACACCCTGCCATAAATTGGTCTTGAATAGTCCAATTGGTTATTCTATCAACATTACTTAACAGTTGAGTAGAAACTTTTTTAGAATCTAAGTTAATCATATAACCTCCTATAAACCGAATGAACCATCAGAGTTTTCTTTAAAGAAACCAAATGGATCATCCTCAGGCATATCATATGTTCCTATCTTATCCTTAGATGTCTTAGTTAAATCATTTAATTCTTTATAATACTTTTCAAAAGTCTTATATAAAGAACTAGATGGGTCAATAAAGATATCACCATCTGAATCTGCAGTCTCAGAAAAGAAGTCATCAAAGAATGCTTGCTTCTTATCTTTAACAGCTTTATCAGCAAAGTCATCTAAGAATCTATTAACATGTCTAATATTTATTTGATGAGCAGAGTTCTCGCCTTTACAAATATTATTCATATTATCAACAACTTCAACAAGTTTAGTAATAAAGATAGAAGAGAAATCAGTATTAAGAACTGATAATCTATCTATCATTTCTTGTGAAGTTAAAGCAGGAACATTAATAGAAGCAAGTCTACTCTTTAATGCTGGACTTAATTCATTAGTACCAGGATATCCAGGATTACCTGTACCAATGAATCTAAAGTTCTCATGCTTATATATTATTCCTATCGGTTCTGGTAATTCAATGAAACCATTTTGTAAACAACCATTAAGGAATAATAATACAGCAGGAGGTGCAGCATTAAGTTCATCTGCAATATACACACCACCAAACTTATATGCTAGTGTAAATGCAGAAAGAACATAAGTAAATTGAGGTAATGAAATAGTAACCTCACCTGCTTCTTCATCTATGACAGTTAAATCTTCTGGCTTAGTTTTCTTATAAAGTTTCTCAAAGAATGTAGTTAATACTTTCTTTAAATTAAGAGAACCTGGTGCTAGGTTTGGTCTATAAGTACCAGTATAATCTGTTACTAACATACCAGCACTATGAGAAACACAAACGAAAGGTATTTCATTTTGTGTACACCAAGCCATAATAGATTCAGATTTACCTGTACCAGCTGGACCAGATAGATATACATTAGCACCTCTATCTAATTTAGATAAACCTTCAGCAATTCTACCATCTATAAGATAAGAATCAAATTTACTATCAGGTTTAATAGAAACAGCTAAGAATTCTTTAGCATAATTACTATAACCTCTAGGTAATTTACGATATGTTCTAGTAGGTATAGTAGCTTTTACAGAAGTATAAGTAGCTGAATAAACAATACCTAAAGAATCACATATAGCTTTTACTTTAGACTCAGCTAAAACTTTATATCCTTTAGAAGACATAACTTCATTATAATCAGAAATGATTTCTATACTAGGTAAAGATGAAACTGTTTCAACAACTGAGACAGTTGTATCAAGAACAGCATGGTTTACTTCTTGTAAAACACCTTCACATTTCTTATCTGTAATCATTAAAATAGGTTTAGAAGAAGACTTATCAATAAGTCCTACATAAGATGTAACCTCATCTACACAGAAGATGATGATATCATCTCCACTTTTAGTTTGTCCTAAATAAGCGTTAGGACACGCTTTCATTAATGTAACAACATCGTTGTATTTTGTCATAATATTTTCCTCTTTCTTAATTTATTTTTTAGTGCTCTCAAAAAAGATACGCTTCAGAGGTAGAGCAAGACTCTGAAACGCAAACAAGCATAGGCATCACCTCCTTTAATATACAAGATTTAATTTAAGTACGAAGACTTATCTTGTATCTTCCACGCTTGTTGCGTTAACTCTTCATCCTGTGCAGAAGTCAATTGAACTTTGTCATGTGTTGCTAGCCACAACATCATAGACGCACCAGTAATGGGTAAGAAAGTATGAAATTCTTTATCCGACAACTTAATAGTTTCTACTGTCATCGGACATTCAGAATCTAATAGTTTCTTCCATTGACTAGAAGAAAAGTCCAGACGGCTTTTCGTATACAGAATCTTAAGTTGGTATGAACCAACTAATGAAAGAAGCTTATTAAAGCTCCTATCGGAAAGTCGTGGAGTCATACGAACTCCTTTCTAGGAAAGATGCGTTCTTTCCAAACGACCCCCTATTCTTTATGGATGCTTTTAACGCCATCCCAAGGCGAGAGTCTAAATAGATTCTAACAATTCACGAAGTTCATAAATAAAAATGAACTCCTCTAAAGCATTCTTATCAAGGTTATATAAACCTTTTTGATAAGAATTAATACCATTAAGAAACTTAATAGGTATTTCAACTGTTGGATTAGCAAGATTCTTTTTGTAATCATCAATAAGAACTGTATGCTTAGGGAACTGTAAGCAATACTTAGGACAATAAGTTATATGGCACTCATTGTCTGGGAAGAATTGCTTACACCATTTCTCCTTAAGCTTAACTTCTTTAGTTGATGAAGCACAAGAAAGAATAATCCAATCAGATGGAATATGTTTAATGACAGGTTGTTTAAATAAAATCTCAGGGTGCTTTATCCAAAGGTCATTAACATAATCATCTCTATCATATGGGGTCAAGACTCCATCGATATCAATAAAGACAGTATACTTAGACATTAATAGTCACCTCCTTTTCTAATATAGATATTAATGTTGAGTATAATTGTCTCTCTTTAAAAGCAGAGATACGAATAAAATCAGGCATACGAGAAAAGTCTGCACGAATCTTATGATGTGCACCTTTCTTCGTAGGTTGAATATTAGTAGCAAAGTAAGGAATGTCATCTACTTTGATGACATATCCTGCTGCTGTCTTATAAACTTTAGTCATAATTATTCTCCTTTTAAAGTTGAAAGTTTATTAAGTTCAGATGCTATAGCGGAAACCTTGAAGTAATCATGTTCAGCTAATGCATCTTGTAATTGTAATTCAAGAGATGCAATCTCTTTATCAACAAGTGAACGAATTAAATCAACTTGTTCCTTGGAGAACGAGAATGAATAAGTCTTAACATTATCATCCACATAAGTACGAACAGGTTCACCTATTGATACTACTGGTTCAGAAACAGTAGTTGGTTCGCTATGAAAGTAATTATAAATTCTTTCAAGTGAAGGTGTTACCTCACTAACCATATGATCAAAATCATGGATGCACTTAGAGAAGTAAGACACATGAACGCCTAGTTCTTTAGCAAGAGCTACACGATTATGTCCTTTTAATTTATCGGATAACTCATTAATACAGAAGTTACGAACTTCAGCAAAATGAGTATCCTCATTTATAGGCTTCTTAAGGAAGTCAATTAAAAGGCGTGTTTGTTTAGAAGTAGACTTAGTTCTACCAGTTAAGATATCACGAACAGTAGAATAAGGTAAACCAGATAACTTAACAAGTTTACTTCTAGATAAGCCGGACTTCTTAAACAATCTCATAACCTCAGATTCCTCATTGGTATTAATTGCCTTATTAATAGGGTGTTGATAAAACTCATACACCTTTTGAATAATATCATCAGATATATGTGCAATATCCTTCTTCTCTAAATGACATAATACAGATTGTGAGATGCCTAAATGTTTAGCCAATTCACGTTGAGTATAATTAAAAGATTCACGAAGAGCTTTTAAATCTGTAGAGTAAACCCAAAAACGAAGTTCTTGTGAATCATCAAGGTAAGGAATAGAAAGAGCTTCATGGAATAACTCAGCATCCTTACCTTCTAAATGAGATGAGCGTAGTTCATCCTCAGTATAAACATGTGAGCCTCTTGATAGGGCAGTCATAGTTTTTGCAACGAATGCAAATGTAGTTTTGTGTTTTAATATTTGTTTTTCATTAAATGTTTTCATAATTTCTCCTTTTGCTTTTTAGTGTGGCATAACACATAAATTAAATACGAATAAGTTTTGTTCTTTGCGGATTACGCAAGACACGATAGTGCGAAGCACGCACCTGAGATATCTCTTTCATAGAAGAAAGAGGGGTGGAGATTGAAGCTCCACATTCATCATAAGTAATAAGTAATAATCTCATATATTCTCCTTTCTAGTTGTCTTTTGAGGGGTGTAACTTAACCCGTGTGGATTAGTGTGGACTAAATTGGGAAGGTGTGGACTGAGTGTGTAAACTTTACACTTACTTTACACTTACTTTACACTTTATTAGCACTCTAAGGCGTTTTTTGGGGAGAGTGCTAATTTATCGTTTATCGATAAAAATTAAGATTTTGTCCCTAGGTGTGGTACAAACAAGGAGGGGGGGTCCTTACTTGTACCACAGGTGTGGAGTAAAGTCTGAAATAGTAGACTTTTTTATCGTTTATCGATAAATAATTACTGTTATACATTGTCCTCATGTGTAGTAGTTTTCAAAATTCAAAAATAGAGAAGGGTATGTGTAAAAATGCTAAAGGGGGTCTCAGAAAAATGAATTTTTAAAAAGTACTACAGGTGTGGAGTAAAGGTTTACTTTACACTTTTTTAGCAGTCGAGGGGAGAGTGCTAACACACTCACACTCCACACAACACACTAAAAAACTCCACACAATACAGCCGATTAACATCCACACAAAGTCCACACACTAGACGCAAAGTATAACAGTGCTAATAGTTTAAGTCAACGATTTCATCGACACAAAAACGATCCACACTTTTATCTGTGGAAATAAAATAGATGTGTTGAAGATCCTCGATCATTCTACGTCTCATCTCCCAATGTATGTGGGAAGACAAGCCTATAGAGCCAGCAACTGCTAAGCACATAAATGCATAAGCAGTTTGGAAATCTTCATTCCCAACAAATATAATAGATGCTATAGCACACCAAAGCATCTCTATTGAAAAGAATACCTTCATAGTATTCACCTCCTTTCCAGTGCACTAGGTGCACATATCGACTAGCAATAAACTATTATCGTTAATCGATATCTACATCTACTGGATCCTTGTTCCAGATACATGGATCAAGCGATCGCGGGTTTCTTCTTGGCGACCATCATCTCCGTTCAAAGTTCCGCCATCTCGGTACGGTTCTACACAGAGAGGGCTTCGGGAAAGCTCAGGGAAACTGTTCTTTGCGGCTCCAAACGTCATCATCTTGCGCTCATTCAAAGTCCGCACTCAAGCGCCGTAAGGCTATATCACTCGCCACTTCGTGGCTCGCTCAGTTCTGCGCTTATTGTATTTATATAAGGTTAAGTAAAGTATTAAATATATATATATAATAAGTGTACGACTAATATATAATCGGCATTATATATTGTGTTGAGTCGTGTTGGTGTATTAGTAGGTAAATATATCTCTCATTTAATGGTTAATACAACCACGACCCTACCCCCTATGTTATAGATAAATATATTTAATATATATTCTTCTAAATGGTACTTAACCCTATAAAAATTCGATTCCGGCTCACCCCGCGTAAATTTCTGGATTTCCTTAACTTCTTTCGTTACTAAACAATTACGTTACTAACAACATTCGTTACTAACTCTTTTAGTTACTAAACAAAAGTGTTATAATATAAATAGAAAGGAGACAACAATGAAACAAAATTTTTATTACGCCAATGGCAAACTATATAAAGAGTTAAAACCCACAGTCATCAACGGCAAAAAGAAATGGTTACTAATGTCTAAAGACAATAAGCGTAAATGGATTACAGAAGAAGAAATAAAAACTACATTACATGACGCTAAAGTAGACCCTCAACCTCTACCAACAGATGTTCAAAACGTGCTATAATAATCTTGGATAATAATCCAAATGACCACCTAGGTGTGGAAGGAGGAAAGATATGAACGATATAACTAATATCACAGGCGACAAAGATATCACATCACTAGGAACAATCTCCTTGAACAAACAGCATAACGATATCAACGCCACAAACATTCACACCGGAGAAGAAACCGGTATTAACTTTGGATTTGCCCCTAACAAATCACAAATATCTAAATTGCAACAAGAAGCAAACCAAGCCAAAGAAACAGCGATCACAGAGATCATGGCCGGGGTACCAACAACAACCCAACCCCCATTAACAATCTCTCGTCCATCCGTAGAGACCAGCCCAGTCACAGAAGGTTACACAATCCGTGACCAAGTCATGTCACGATTAAATCTCCTTGACCCAGAGACCAACGAGTACACAGACACTTACACAAACTATATCCAAAAGGGAGGCTCACCAGTCCCTGGTTACGAGTATGCTCACCAAGAGCTTCTAGCTCAAGAGCGCTATGACCAAATCTTTGAGCAAGTACAAGATAACAAACTATCCTACGACTCAGCCCTACTTGAAGCATATGGTCGAGACATCTTAGCACAGTCCTTTGGGATAGATGTTACCAGCACGGCCTATTGGAAGAATAAGTACTTCTCTGATGACTTTTCAGATCCATTTGATAATCGTTACTTGATGAGTATGGTGCTAGAACAAGCTGACCAATATCATCAAAAACGCTTACAATCAGAGTATGCACAATCTTCTGTTAAGGATACACAACTAGCTACCCTTGCAGGTCAAGAAGTAGACAGTCTATCAGCAAAGAAGATAAAAGACTTATTCCCATCATTGAAGAATGTTGACACTGAGGATGACGAGTTGTTCTGGAAAGCTATACATACAGGCAACATATCTGCATCAATGCGTCTAACACAAGATAAGGATGGAACATATTACTACTTACATACAGACGGACAAGTCTATGCTCTAGACAATAACAACATCGAGAAGGATGCTAACGGCAACATAACATCTATCAACCTTAATGGTTCTAACATCGCGTATGTTGGAAGATCATTTATCACAGGCGCGACTAATGTATTTAAAGGGTTAGCAGATTTCTTAGCTACACCAGTATCATTTATCTGGGGTCTATGCGATGGAGAAGGTGGCGTTGAATGGAACACATTCGCTAATGCCATTGACGAATTCGCTGCAGATAACCTAGGGTTCGCGTTCGATACAGGTTACGTTGACTTAGACGGTAAGACAAATACTGGCTTGGAGTGGGCAGGACTAATTGCTAACTTCGCTGGTACTATTGCTGGAACAGCTGCGTTCGGAGGCATATCTAACGGATTAGCTCATGCAGCACAAGCCAACTTAGCATCAGGACATAATATTATTGCTGGTGCAGAGAACATAGCAGGTAATATATTGAAATGGCAAACTGGTAGATTAGGATCACAATCAGCTGCTACATCTGTAGGACGCCAATGGTTATATAAAGCTGGAGCTGCCATTGTACCTAATATGAAGAATGCCTTAACAACAACTAGAAATAACATGATAAAGATGTCTATATATGATGACCATGCATCAAATGCAGAACTAGCTGTAAGAACAGCAGGTACATTCTTGATTAACTCAGCTATTGATACATTAATCTCAGGTGGATTAGATGATAATCAAAGACAACTATATGCTAAGACATTTAATAAACAAGCATCTGCAGACTTCCTTGGATTATCTAAAGAAGAAGTTGCTACTAAATTAAAATTAGCAAACATGTTAACACATGAGACTAATAATGTCTTATCAGAAGAGTTAGAAAATCAAGCATCACAAGCAGTTAAGGATTTATTTCATGCTAGAAGAATGACTATTGCGTTTAACTCAATGATGGACTTCACAGGTAATATGCTAACAGGAGCTATTGGCAATGTTGGTGAAATTAATGCTGAAGGTAAATTTGATGATGCTGCAGAAGCATTTGCTCATGGGTTCACATTCGATGCTACAGTTAAGAGTGCATTAAATACAGTATGGTATTCAACTCGTTCACAAATTAAAGATTGGAACGTAGGACTTGAAACTTTAAATCAATCACATGAAGATTTCATTGCACATATTAATGATCAATTAGTAAAGAATAAATCAGACATTCAAAAGATTGATGCTATAACTTCCTTAAAGAAAGGATACTTAGAAGCTATTAATAAGAGTGAAGCTGAAACATTTGAAGGAAAGATCCTTGATGGATTCTCATTTTTAGCTACTGCTGATGGTAAAGATAAATTACCAGATTCATTAATTGATATTGTTAATAAGAACTCTTCAAATAAAGCCCAACAATTCTATAAAGATTTATATAATGATTCGATGGCACTATATAGACTTCAATTAGACAGAACAAATAAGTTCTTTGATATCTATAGTAACGAGCCAAAGAATTTAATAACTCAATTAACTACACCATTCCGTAAAATGGGTGCTAAACTATTAGGACAAGAAGGAGCTGCTAAAACATATGAAGGTTATGCAGTTAAAGATGCACAACACATACAAAATATTGCTACAGAGTTATCATTCTATGATAATAGTTATGCAGAACAATTATTTAAAATAACAGATGATGTTAATAAGAATAATGATGTAGATCAAAACATTGAGTTTATTGACTGGGATAAATTAAAAGAAGAACATCCAGAAATCGTTAAAGCTTATGGTGACTCAGCATACTTTAGATTACCAAAGAATGAAGATAGAAAAGAAGGATACTTCATTGATCAAGCCGCTATCGAGATTGCTAATAAACTTGGTTATGTTGAAACACTAGATAAAGATGCTGGTATATTTAGATTAACTCCATATAATGATACACTTGATGGCTTAAATGAATCAGCTGTATTAAAAGCTATATATGAAACATCTAAAGCGTTTGTATCAGCTGATGTTACTAATGAACAAAAAGCTACAATTATATCTCATTTAAGTAATGCTTTAACTAAAGATAATATTGATGCATACCATAAATCATTAATCATATCTCAAGTATTTGATACTATGATGAATACTAAGTATGGTCAAGATGGTGCACCATTATTAAAAACTTCAGAAGCAGTTGATATATTCAGATCATTACTACAAACAGAAGATTTTAAAGTACTTAAAACTCCTAATGAAGTAACTGGTAAAACAATCTCAATGCTAGCTAAAGCATCTGAAGAATTATATAAAATACAACAAGGTAAAACTAACTTAGTTGACTTAACAGATAAAGAAGTTATGACAGTTCTTGAAAGAGCATATAAGGAAGGAACATTCAGTAAAAAAGAATGGGAACAACTTACTACATATATTAAGGACAATAACGAATCTTTTCTGACTGGGAACCGCTTAGGAAATAAAAAGAAATGGGTAGAACAAAAAATTCTTAATGAAGAATTTAAAGATGTGGTTCCCGAAAAGAGAACTGAGGTAGCCCATTTAGTTGACTTATATCTTAATAAACCTGGACAAATAACAGATGAAATTAAAGATACAGAAACATATAAGTTATTAACAAAAATTTCTGAAACTTGGGATAAAGTAATGGAAGGAACAAAAACTGTTACATTAGACCAAGATAAAGTATATATTGACCTATCTAAACTTAGAGGTAAAACAGAAACAGCATTAACAAAACAAATTGCTACAACAATAAATGTATCTGGAGTAAAAAACATAGGATTAATTTCTGATGAGTTTAATGCCTTTGATATAGAAAAAGAAGTTAGTGCAATAAGACAACTTAAATTACATAACTCACAATTATTAGAGTATGATTTAACAAATAATAATGATGTTGATAGATTAATAAAAGATATGAAATCTATTAACTATAATATAAATAAGAATAGAATCAAAGAAGACTTAGCACAAATAAATGGTGTCTATAATTTCAGAGGAGATTCTATAGTATTAGACCTTGCTACTCCTAAGAATCCCGATGACATTAGAGATGCTGTGTTAAGAGGTAAATTAAAAGTAGGTAAAACAGAATTAGATTTCAACAAATTAAATGTTGCATCTAAATACGTTGATGGTCAAATAGATATAGAAAAAGCTATACTAGATTCTATTAAGCTTGAAAATATTGATCCAAAGATTCAAGTAACTTTAAAAGAAGCTCCATTACTTTGGACAATGCCATTAGCTGAAGTTGATAAAGATGGTAAGTTTATTTACACTACTCCTATAGTAAGTTCTATGATGGGATTAACTGCAGCAGATTCTCCAAGAAAAGTTGCTGGTAAGATTTCTGCACAATTAGGAACACAAAAAGAACATGTAGAAGTTACATCTGTTGGTGCTAAGTTTACCATAGATCAACAACTAGCAGATTACTTTACTATAGAATATATGTGTAGAACTTTACTTAAAGATCCTAAGAGAACTAATATATCTCTTGATGAAAACGAGTATGATAAATTAGTTAAAGCTGGTATCGTTAATAGAAAAGTTTTAAACAAAACCGAAAGTGATCCTAATAATTTCTGGACAGTAGTAAGTAAAGGCCAAAATGGTAAATACCAATTAAGATTAAATGTTGATGATGATCCAAAAGAAACATTAGCTAAGATGCAAAACTATATCGTATCTAAAGACTTTAATGTATATAGATTATTCCCTATATTATTTAAAGATAGTACAATAAAAAGACAACAAGGTTTAGTTGATGCATACGCTACTGTTACTACAGGAGGTATTGAAGAATTACCACCAGGACTAGAAAGAGAAACAGGATTAAGTGTTCTTAATACTAGACTACCTTGGGATGATGCAAATAATACTCAACTTGGTACATTCATTAATAAACTTATTATTAATAATGAAGGCTTAAATTATAATCCTATAAAAGGTGCAAACTATAGTGCAGTTAAATTAGATGATTCTTATAGTTCATTCGAAGAATGGGAGAAAGCTGCAAGAAAGTCAAACAATCCATATGATATTGTAGCTACTCGTTATCTTGATGCATTTAACTCTATGGTTCATGGAGAAGAAGGTAAAGAAGAATATAATAATGAAAACATTCTTCTATTCAGTAGAGCATCTAGAAAACTTATCTTAGATGCAGTTAACAATGATAAACCTGTAACTCCTGAATTAGTAAATGACATAAAATTATCTCTTACTAATGGCCGTAAGACATTTAAAGCAGATTCTAATTATGACATTGCAATTCAAGGATATTATGCTCAAGGTGCTGGTTCAACAGATGATAGCATTGCATTAAGTGCTAAGTCAGTTGCTACAGCATTTGGTGATGATAATATTGAAGTTAAGAATACTGATTGGATTGATATGCCAACAGTACAAAAGGCTATTGATAAAGTCATCAGTATTAATACAGATGAGGAAGATGCGGATAGAGTTAGATTCTATAATCAAAACATGGTTGTTACATTTGAAGAAAATGATGCTACTAAATTATTAAAAGGTTTAACTGGAGATAACTTCAATGTTCCAGTTAACGATGTTGATGAATATGCTGATCTATTATTTGATAATTGGAGAGAAGCAATCGATTCTCAACAAACTCCACGAATAAAGGAATCAGTTGTACCAGTATTAAGATTATTATATGGTAAAGACTATGAGCAAGACTTTGCATTAAAAATATATAAAGCTGCCAAGAATCAATTTAACCTAGCAAAATCTATGTCTAATGAAGTTACACCTTTAGCATTAAAACAAAGAGTTGCACCTTCTGCAGTAACAATAGAAGATGATGCAGTAAAAGGATTATTCAAAGCACCTTTCAGAGACGAAGATGGAAATCCTGTAAATGAACAAGGAGAACTTGATAAAAATGTTGCAGACTTTAAAGCTAGATTAGAAAGAAGTGTAACTGATGAATTAAATAAAGATAAAGTTACAAAACTTCTTGATAATGCTTCTAATGCTATTAATGATGAGTTATATGATTCATTAAGAAAAGATATGATGAACTTAAGAAACTTATATACTGCATCACCATGGAACGGTGAAAGCCAATCATTAATTGATAGACATGAAGCAGCTGGTATAACACAAACTGTATTCAATACATTCAGCGCCTTAAAGAATACATTTAAAGGTGACGAACAAAAACTAATGGATACAGCAAAAGTATTTACATATTTAAATACAGGTGTTGATTATGTAGGGGATGCTACTAAATACTTTGTATTAAATAGGGATGGTTCATTGGGAGATGATAGAGAATTATTAGAAAGATATGCTTCTGCTAACCTAAATGAATTCTTACATAATATTCACAATATGAAAAAAGAATTAATGGGCAAAACTTTAGTGTATACTGAGCATCAAGATCTAAGTAATACTGCAGCTATAAAGATGAAATATAAAGAAATCAATAATGAAGAAGATTTTAATAAAGTTACTCAAGAAATGTTCCATTATTTCTTATTATCTAATAGTCATGTCTTAACTCAAGATGCTAAAACAGATAAAGATAAACAAGTTTTAATTGAACAAATTCTTACAAAGCAAATACCTGCTGAAAGAATTCAAGAACTTGTAAATAGAATACCTAGTGAATCTTTATCTAGATTGCAAGCACAAAAGAATATGTATTCTAAATTCTTAGCAGAGAACGATACATTAGATATTTCTAGAGGAGAATTCAATGGTGCATGGAAAAATAACTCTATGCTTGAAGTACTAAGTATGGAAAGAGAAGCAATAAATGAATCTCTTAATAATCCTCTTGGCATTCAATCAAATAGAGAATTAAATGCAGTGTCACAACTTACATTAGGTCTTGGTAATCCAGAATACTATAGCTCAGAAAAACTTGAAACTTTACATGATTATCAAGATTCACTTAATAAATTAAAAGTTGCACAACCACAAACTTCTACTGATGAACTTCAAAACAAAATAATAGATTTCCTTACAGAGGATGATAGTATATATACTGTTGATTATTTAGTTCATAATAGAAGTCTATCTGATATGAGAAATGAAATTGTTTCAGATAATATAAAGAATGGTATTTACATAGGATTAAATAATCTTGGTAAAAAACAATATGTAGATTCTAAAGACTTTAAAGATCTAATATCTAGTTTAACTAATAATGATGTCACAATTAAAACACCTTATAATAAAGTTATTGTATTCGATACAGAAACATTCCTAGATAAAATAGATGGTAAAACAAAAATCTTCAACTTAGGTTTCAATGTATTAACAAAAACAGAGAACGGTTGGGAAGTATCAAAACATAACTTAAATGTTGATTATGATACAGAAGGTTTATCATTAGCAGATAAAAAGAAACTAAGACAACAAATGGTTGATAAATATATCAATTCAGATACATTAGATTATAAGAGTAAACAATTTAGAACTAATGAAGGTTACCAACAAGCTATTAAAGATTATATAAATGCTTCTGGTGATAATTTAAAAACACCATCAGAGATAAAAGAATTCCTTACAAATCTTATTGGTAATGACAAAGTTGCTTTGATCGGTCACAACTCATCTACATCGGATATTCCTTGGTTAATATCATCTGGCATTCTAGATGAAAAGGATTCTTTATTTAAGAATATTACACACTTTGATACTATGTTACTTAGTGATTCATCAAGTGATTTAAAAACAAAACATACTAGAAGTAAAGATGTTCTTGCTGAAAAGTTCGGACTAGATAATAGTGCATCACATAGCGCAATTAACGATGCTGATGTTACTTTAGAACTATTCAAGAAGATAGGTGCACAACAATATGCATTTGGTGCTTTAAAGAATAAGTTATATAACAATTTAACTAATTATTTAGAAGATGAAAAAATTGCATATACTGAACAAGATTTAAATAAAGTATTAACACAAGTTGATTCTCTTGTACAAGAAGCAAGAAATAAAGATCCAGATTTACAAAGTTACTTTAATGCCAACTATGTTCCTAAAGCTGATACATTAACAAGAGCTATTGATTTACTAGAATACAATTTCAATAAGCGTCTTAACGATGGATTGCTTGCAGTTAACACTGCTTATAGAGATATGGTTTATTTAAGTGATGATGCTATGAAAGCTTTATCAACAAATCAACAATTATTTATTTCTAGATTAGGAGCTGCCGCTGAAGAGAAAGGTATAAACCTTAGAAGAATAGGCGAAGAATTTAATAACGCTTGTAAACAATTAGGTAAATGTGATCATGATACTATGTTAAAAGTTTTAAACAGTTCTATCATGAAAGATAAAATACTTAATAACCTAGGACTTACTGAAGAAGATCTTAAGAGCGCTACTGTAAATGCTAAAGTATTTAAAAATATAGAAGCAAAACTTCCTGAACTTAAATCTGAATTTGAAAACTATAGATTAAAGAAAGATAGTGGAATGCTATATGACTATGGTAGACAATTACTTCAAGGTTTAAATCTAACAGGAAACAAAGCATTAGCGTCTGAACTTGCCACTGATGCTACAGCATTCTATTCTATTAGAGAAGGATTAACACCTGATGAAGCATTCCCAGAGTCAATGCCATTACTCGAAACTAAATATGGTAAACAATTAACTGACTTTATGGATTCTATTGCTGGTAAACCAGATGCAGTTCTTCGTAGAAGTTTAGACGGAATATATGATTTAATTGATTCTGTTGCTGTTGGTAAAGTAATTAAAGATGGTATATCTGATAAAGATGTAACTGTTGATTCATCTATGGTAGTTATTTCACCTGCACAATTCAAAGCATTAACACATACTGATTATGATACTTATGTAGGAGAACATCCTGAATTACTTGAAACAGGATTGTATTCATCATTATTAATTCATCCAGCAGATTCTAATAATAAAGTATTAACTCGTAGAATTGTAGTAAACCCTAGACTTCAAGGTATGGCATTACAAATACCAGAAACAGTTCTTGAAGTTATAGGATCTCGTGACTTAGACGGTGACCACTTAGTATTATTTACACCTGACTTAAGTTTAAATAATTCCTTAAAGCTTATGACTGACAATATGTTCAAAGCACATGATGTACAAGAGCAAATGTTAAATTACTTAAGACAAAGTGATAATGGTTATGGTTACTACAAAGATATGTTTACTAACTATTCTGTAGCTCATGATTCAGAGATACTAGATCTTTGCTATGATGCAGATAAAGAGTTAGCTGAAAAAGGAAACATATCTGAAAAGTTAACTAAGTCATTTGAAAATAGAGTAGTAAAATTAATTAATTATTATAAGGATCAAGATTCATCATTTGGTAATTGGTTAAAAGAAAATACTTCTACAGATAAAGATATCCAATCACTTGTTAATGCAGTTAAAGATAAGATTTGGTTAAAAGAACTAAACACTTGGGAAATAGATAGAGGAGACATTATTAAATTCATAGCTAACCCAGCTATAGAAAGATCTCTTGAAGACGAAAGTAAATTAAGTCATAGTGCAGAATTAAGAAGACAATTTGAAGCAAATCAAATGATTCGTAAAAATTATTCTTATGCACCTATCGACCAAACAACAGGTGTTACTGAAAAAGAAACATTACAATTATTTAAAAATAAAGAAATTGTACATCCATATACAGATCTATTAACTAACGGTATTTATGCCTCAGATATAGTTGGAGACTATTTCGAAAACTATAGTGGAACAGGTGAAGAGTTAAAAAATAATTTAATAGGTTTTATTGATAAAACATATGGAAGTAATACTGCTAAAAAGTTTATGGCAGATATAAATCTTATATCAACAGATATAGATAATAAACATATGATTCAAGCCTTTAATGATTATGATGCATTACTAAGAAACTTAGATATGTATACAAGATCAATACTTAACGATAAAGCTTTACTTGCTGAATTAACATCTCCTGAAATGTTACAGAGATTTGATACAATGAAATCACAAATGGATGCTATTAACAGTACTGTAGATTTAAGAAATCAAATAAAGAAAAATGATATACATTTCGGTACTGGTAGATTCGAGACTGATGCAGTTGATGCTTCTATAAATGATCAGATAATAAAATATATTAATAACAATGATATACTTCATAATCAAAATTTATTCTTAGATAATACTGCTACAGGTAAAGCGTTCGTTATTACTCATTTCGGAACTATACCTGAAGATGCTAAGATAAAATATAATAAGACTGGTGAAATAGTAAAGACTCCATATCAAAAAACTAAAGAAGCTTATGAATATGAAAAAGAAAAGTTAGAAAAGAAATTAACTTTATTAGAAACTGGTAAGAGTCAAAATCCAGCTACTCCTAATTTATCTTATACAGATCCTAAAACAGGTAAATGGGAAGTTCCTCAATTACAAAGAGATATACAAGATACCATTACAGAGACAAAATTAAAAATCCAATCTCTAGAAAAAGCATTAGGTAAATTTAAAAACACTGCAGCTTATTATGAAAAGACAGAAAAGAACGAAGATTATGTAAAGAATCATTGGAGAGAAACTCCTCCTGATATTTCTGAAGATACTATTATAGTTAATAAGAATAGTAACATTAAAGGTTTAACAACTTTAAGAATGCATTCTACTAAACTATTAAAAGATATCAAAGAAGATAAATGGTATAAAGCTGGAACTGTAATAGATGAAAAAGGTACAACACTTCCATTTGATGCTCAATTCATTGGTGGTAAACCAGGACAATATAAATTTATGTCAATCAATCCTATAAGTAATGCATTTAAACTTACTACAGATATTGGTGGTAAAGGTGTTGCTAAGAGTTATACATTCTCAGATGATGATATTGATATCTTAATCAACAAGCCAAATCAAAATAAGATTACATTCCCTCACAATAAGCCAATAGAAACTAAAGAAAGATCTATGGTAATATTTGATGAGAACTATAATCCATTTGTTGTATATGGTTTTGATGTTGATAATACAAGTATTAAAGTAGCAGAAGATACATTATTCTATAATAAAGATAAAGCTAGAAACTATGATTACTTACACACTGTATCTGATGCTAACTCTATCGGATCAATATTATATTCATTAGGACTTGACTATAAAGATGGTAAACTAACAACTAGAGTTGAAGATGCTAAAGAATCTGTAGCTAATGTTTATAACCAAAATCAAGATTATGGTTATGCTAATGCAACAGCATTTATCAACAAATTAAGATTAGCAGCTGCATTTAATGTAATGTCTGATAAAGAAATTCAAGATTATTTCCATTCATCTAGACCTGCTAGTGAGATTGTAAATGATGAATTACATAACAAAATGTTAGCTAGTAAGTTAGTTACTAATACAGCTTATACTTTATTTAAGAAGTATCAAAGTAAATTACCTCAGAATGACATTGTTAAAAAACTAGGTGATAGAAATCTTGAGAATATCTTTGGTTCAACACTTAACACTGCGGCAAGTAGAGATGCAGATATTGATAAAATGATTTCAAAATCTGACAGCGCAGAGAAAGCTAATACAGATGAATTTGGAAGAAGTATAGCTAAGCGTTCAGCAAGTGCTAAAGCACATAAAGATTTAGATCTTATTAATGCTAATAAAGGACTTGAAAATACTGAAGAGGTTTATACTACACTTCAACAATTCTATGATTATATGTTTGGTGATAAATTCGTATTCAATCCTAAAAATGCTGCTAAACTTATGAAAGAACATAAGATAGCATATAAGACTTTTGTAGGTGGTACAGCTAATCCAGAAAATGGATATCATGGATATGATACAAACTCTACAATAAAAGATGAAGGTTACATGTCATTCATTCCTCATTACGATAGAGCTAAAACTGCATATACTACTTCAGCATTTGAACCTGTAAGTTATTTATCACAAGAAATAGATGGTTCAGAGATTAATCCTAGATATAGAGCAGATAAGAATAACAACACACTTTCTTATATTCAAGCAGCTTTAATTAATAGTATGGTTGATCCAGATGTAACTTATGCAGGATATAATAATTTACCTAAAGTTCTAATGATGCTTGAACAACTTGAAGATATTAATCCTGGAGATTCTGATAAAGTAAAACGTCAAAGATTAGTTGATACAAATCCTAAATTCAGTTACTTAAATTCATATATGTATGTTGATATTAAAGATGATGGAACACCAGTATTTAACTTATCCAGACCAGAATTATTACAAGGTGAATTAAAAGATATAGAACCAGAAGCTAAGAAAAGTTTATTTAACTATACTCATTACACTGTAGTACATAAAGATGATGACAATACAATTGATGCTTCTAAGATAGATGCTAAAGATATTGATATCAGAAAACAAACTAAAGAAAGAGATGCTATATATACTACAATCAAGTCTGGTTTATTCAATTCTAGAACAGGTGAAATAAATACAGATACAGATTTATCTAAGCTAGGTACAGGTATACATTCTGCTGAAGCACCTAAGATATTACAATCAGGTGAACGTCAAGAATTTGGTACAAGTATCTGGGGTAGACAAGGTGTTAAAGCTGACACAGAGCTTGGTGCTCAAATAGGAACAGCATTAAAGAATGCTCAAGCTGCAAGTACTTATGTTGAACAAGATGCAATGAAGATGTTGACAGATTTAGAAACATTAGTTACAAAAACAATGTCAGCAGAAGAATTCGAAAGATTCACAAATCTTGCTGCTGTAGCACATGAAAATAATCCTGAGAAACAAAAAGCTTTAATAAGTAGATTCAAACTTGAAAATATTAATGTAACATCTGAATTAGATAGAATGGCTAAGACTTATCCACAAGTTGCAGTTGCTTATAAAAATTACTTCACAAGTATTACACAACTTGCTAAGAACGTTTCAGAAAGAAATGGTATACCTTATGAAACATTCGTAGGAACTATGATGTCACCATATATCGGTAAGCAAGATAAAGCATATAGTAAAGCTACAGCTTATTCTTTATTCCATGATTTAGCATTCTTTGAAAAGAAATATGATGTAACAAATGAAGTAAACAAAGCATATTCAAATCATGCATTTAGTTTCTTCAACTGTGCAAAGAGTTTCATTAAAGAGACATCTAACCTTGAAGGTGTAGGTCATATTAAACAATGTTTATTAGATAATAAGTTATTAGATAACACTAAACTTGTTGATGGAGTATTAAACATCTTTGATACTATAACCAATAAAGAAGATGCATCATACTGGATAAAAGAATCCGCAGAAAGAAAAGAGTTAATGACTGTTGTATTTGATAAAGTATTTGATTTAACTGGAGTAAAAATTTCTCCAAGATTCAAACAAAACCCTGGTAAAGTTTACATGGATGGTTTAAAAGAAATAAATAAGAATCTTGAAGCAGCTATATCAAGCTTTAATTCTAAATACAGTACTGACTTAAACTCATATAAAGACTTCCGTAATGTAGCAAGTTTTACTAATGAATTAAATAAGAGCGCTGAAGCACAAGGTGTAGCAGATTGCTATTACGCTAAGATATTAGTAGCTCAAGCTATGATTGAAGGAAGTGAACAATTAGCAAGTGATGTAGGCAAACATATCCAAAACCTTTATGATAAAGGATTAGTACTTGTTAATGAATATGGACAAGAAGTAAAACTACATGGAGTTGTTAAACCTATAGGCGCAATGCCATTCCAAAATATAGTTGAGAACTGTGAAATAGCTTATAACAGTCAAAATGAAAGAATGTGGAATCAATATGTTGTTGAGAAGATTCTATCTGGAGAGCTATATACTATGAGAGAAGATGTGGCAGATCATCTTGATAAAACTTACTATACTAAGTCAGTTCCACGTGCAGAATTAGAAGCATTACAAAAAGTATCTAAATTATCTGCAGGATTACAAATGAGTCTTCCAGCTAAGATTGTTAACAGATTCTTATCATTTACAGGATTCGATTATAGTATGGGTATAATGTATGATCCTAAAACTATAAAGAATATAAGTAGAGCAAGAAAAGAACTTGTTGCTGCATATCAATCTAATGGTTCACAAATGAGTGATGAATTAAAAGCATACATGATTCGTGAAGGGCAACCTATTGGATTAACTGGTAAAGACCCTATCACATTTAGTGAAGATATGGACTTTGGTAAGATATTAAATTCTTATATGAATAAGATGACAGATCCATTAGAGTTCCAAAACCATTTAGGAAGATACGCTATATATCTTACAGCTCTTGAAGGATTTAAAAATGGAGATCCAAATTATGGTCCATTATATTATGCTAAAGATGCTATTGATAAACTTAAAACAGATGAAGACAAAGCTATGTATGTAATGGATTACATGTTAGGTTCACCAGGAGGCTTCCCAGAACTAGCTAAGAAGACAAGTGGAATAATGCTTTATGCTACATTCCCTATGAACTTTGCTAGAACTATGGGTGCATACGGTATGACACTTGGTAAATTATTTGAAGAAGGATTTACACAAGAAAATTCAAAAGACTGGATGAGATGTGCTATAACTCCTAGTATGGGACTTGCAGGTATTACTGCAGTAGGTTCTGTTCTATGGTCATGGTTATGTAGTCTACTTGGATTAGATGAAGAAGAATCTAAAGAATATGTTTATAGTTTATCTTCCCCAGATTTAATTGGTACATGGGTAAGTGGTAAACCACAAAAGTCTAGTTCATCTATGAATCCTGTAGAAAACATTTATAGCATGACAATTGAACCATTCACTAATACTAATAACAAAACACTTATAGATAAACTTGTTGGATTAGTAAATACCAATATTACATCTCATTTAAACCCTGCACTTAAAACTCCAATTGAAGTTATGTCAGGCTATGATAATATTGGTTCATCACTAATAACTACAAAGAATAGTTATAGTAGAATAGAGAATGCTACAAGAAAAGCTTTATCATTTGTAGTAGGTTCTGGTGTAGCTAATAATGTAGTAGATCAATATAAGTTAGATAAATACAGTGATGACAGAAACTTTGGAGATACATTAAAGTTAGGATTAATGAGAGGTATATCATATGACTTCGGTAATAATAAAACTTATAAGAAGGATACTACAAATTATTACAATGAGATCACTAAGCTTAAAAACTTCCAATATAAAATAAATGGTGGTACTTATAGTTCTGATGTAGAAGACTACATAGATGCTAGAAGTATGACTAATATTAGAAATTATAGAAGTTTATATGGTTCATATAATTCAGATGACTATGCAAGAGTTAATAGATTGATAAAGAAAGCAATCGAAAAACACGAACCAGCATCAACAGTATATTCAATTATAATAAGTGAATATAATAATGGTGTTGATGAACAAACATTAAGAAGTGTATTAAATAATAATTCACTTGCTAGAAGACTAGATAGACTTGGAAATAAACAATATGAATTCCTTGATAGTTTATCTACATCTGAATATGCTAAACTTGTTAGTGCATTAAGATTTGAAGAATTCATGTATCCACTATTAAAAGAATTATTCCCTAACAATAAATCATCAAGTGGTTATACTAGAAAGTATCCAACATATAAAACAAGCTATAGTAGTTCTGGTTCTAGTAGCTCAAGACCTTATTATCCTAAGGCACCTACTGGTTCATATGTTAACTACTATCCAAACAGTAGTAATAAGAAAGTTCAATATAATAATGCTAGATCATCTATTAACAAGGTTGATGTACAAGTATCACCTCAAATGGGTGTATGGAAGAATGACTATAATGAAACACAATCATTCAGCACATACAACAATAATAAACGCAAAGGCCCTGTTAATTTATTAGACAAGCCTATATCATATTTAGACAACCCTTATTACAACAATTTAAGCAACTACGAGAAGAGAAAGAAGAGTGGTAAATAATGGCAACAGCAATTGTAACACCTACTTATCAACCTCATGCAAAACAATTAATGCTACATAATGCACCAGTTAGTTTTGATGAGATATCTATAGTTTGCTATGGTGGAGCTAGAGGTGGCGGTAAATCAGCCGCTGCCTTAGCTGACGCCTTTATGTTTTGTACAACATACCCTGGTGCTAAATGTTGTATCATCCGTGAAAGATTGGATGCTGTTAAGCAATCATTCTTGGATAAGTTACCAACATTATTCCCACAAAAGGTTGATGGTGTACAAATATATGAATATAGAGAAAAAAGTTCTTCATGGTATCCATCTCGTTCAATCATATTTCCTAACGGAAGTTACATAACATTACAAAGAGTTGCTGACTATAGAGAAGCACTTGATATGCAAGGTTATGAATTCCAATGGTTATGTATTGATGAGGTTACAAAACAAGAAGAGCGTTCAGTAAACTATTTACTATCCATGGTTCGTTCTACACAAAGAGTGAATCCATATACAGGTAAAGAATTAAAGATACCTACTAAAGTTGTATTATGTTGTAACCCAGGTGGTATCGGTCATCAGTGGGTTAAAAGAAGATTTATAGATACAACAGTTGTGACATATGACCCAATACACAACACACCATTAGAGACTAAAGATCATGTAGAAATGATGCATACAGCTAAAGGCGACATCAAGACTACTATTCGTTTTATTCCTGCAACATATAAAGATAACCCATTCTTAAATGCTTCATATGCGGCTATGTTAGAAATGCAAGATGAACACAAGAAAGCAATGGACCTTTATGGTAACTGGGATGTAGTAGCTGGTAAGATGTTTGATTTAACAGAAGACCAATTAATGGAACCTAAGTTTGCATTTGAAGATGTAGAACATAATCTTGAGAATGTAGATATTTATATATCTATAGACTGGGGTTATAAACCTTCATACCATTCAGCTATATGGCACGCAGTATTTCCTGATGGTAAAGTAATTTCATTCAAAGAATTATACGGACAAGAATTAATCTTTGAAGATTTTGTAAAAGAAATAAAAGAACAAAGTAAAGGATATAACATAACAGCTACATTATTACCACATGATATGTATCGTAATGGTGATAGATACCGTGATGATTCAGGTAAAGTTATAGGTGAAATGAAATCGGATGTATTTGATTACTATGGTTTAAATCCTATAGGTGTTGAATCAGGTAAAGGTAAAGTAGAAATGCGTTATGATAAAATACATTCAGCTACTCATATCATTGATGGTGATGGTGTTCCTAGATTTAGAATATCCAGATTATGTTCAGCACTTATTGATGAATTTGAACATGCTGTATATGATGATGTTAATGTAGGTAAGATTGCAAAAGGATGTAGAGACCATGCACTTGATGCATATGGTTTATTCCTTGTATATTATTCCAGTGATATTGCACCAATTGGATTTGATGATATAGTTGTTGATACTAGAAGTAAACTACAACGAAAGTTAGATGACGAAGAGGAAGAATTAGACGCAATGGCCGAAGAACCATTCTTTGGTGTGTCTATTGAAGATGATTACTTTTAATGATATAATCGAAGTATAAGGAGGTATATATTATGACTAAAGTACTTATTGAAACAGCAGGAACTGAATTCGAACAAAATGGAAAACCATATGCAATTATCGATAACAGTTTCAGAGAAGGTAAACCAATTATGTTAGATGCAGAGGATATTGAAGCTATAGCTCCAACACCAACTCCAACACCTACACCTACACCAACAGAGACTCCAGAGCCAACTCCAACAGAGACTCCAGAGGTTACACCTACTCCAACACCAACACCAACAGAAGGAGAATAGAATATGTTTGTATTTAAACCAACAGAAAAAACTTATTCAGATCCAGCTTCTTCTATATTTAAACCAGGTATTCCATTTGGTTTTGAATATAGTAGAGGCGACATCTGCTTTTACCACGATGAATTACTAGGTTCTAAAATGTTCTTTAATTCAAAAATCTTAAGACAAGCTATTCTAGATAGTAAAGATTATTTAGAAGAAGTTCTTGATTTAAAGATTGAAGACGCAAGAGAACCTGAGGAAGTCAAAGAAGAAGTGGTTGAAGAAACTACAGAACCTGAAGTTGAAGAAACTACAGAAGCAACTTCTGATGAATCAACCGATGAAGTTGAAGCACCTACTAATGAAGAAGCTCATGAAGAATCAACTGAAGATACTCCTGCTGAGGAATCAGCAAAAGAAGAATCAGCTGAAGAACCAGTTATGTTTGAAGAAGCTGATATTCCAGTAAAAGAAAAGAAATCTAATAAAAAGAAGTAGGAGGTAAAGTATGGAACCATTTGCACTTACAGTTATTGTAATCATGGGTGTACTACTTGCGATATGTATAGTATGCATATCTGTTGTCCTATATAATTTCTTATTATTGTTAAGTGAACTAAACAAAAGACAAGTATGCATTATAAGTGACATACTTGGTTCTATTGATTTAGAGACACCACATACAGATGTTGCAACTAACACAACATCTGGTGGTGATAGCGTTGAAGATATATTGAATGAAGCTGACAACGAGGATAAATATTTTAATCCTCATGAATTCGATGTAGACCAATATAAGGAAAACGCTGATCTATAATGAATGGTAACAGAGAATTACTTAACAGAATTCACTCGTTCGTTAATGATGCAGACTTAAGATTAAGACCATTTGTATTATCGGGTGAATTAAATAAGGCTTATATTCAAGGAATGCAATACAAGCGCATCAATGATAGAATACTTGCTATTGAAGGTATGAAAACCCATAATAGTCTATACTTAGAGAGAAAAGTATTTAATAGAATGCTACCAATCTATTTAACTAGATATGGTATACTATCTCAAAATCAACCAATCATAGGTTTTAGAGGTACAGACAACAGAGAAGAAACTATATCAAATAGTATCGAAGGAAATAAATTCTTAGAAACATTCAAGAAAGATATAGGCTTTGACGATAAATACAAAAAGGCTGTACAACAAGCAGATGTCTTTGGACTTGTATGGTTCAAGACAGGTATTGATTGGTCTAAAGGTGATGAAATAGAAGTTAGAGATATTACTATACAAAAACCAAATGATAAAGATTATAAAACAACAGCTAAAAGAAAAATAAAAGAAGGTCGTGTATTCGTAGATGTTATACCAATGCACGAAGTTCTAATTGATTCTCTTGCTATTGAATCAATGGAAGATGTAAATGAGTTAGTACATAGAAGAATGTTCTCACTTGAATACATCAGAAAGAGATGGGGATTCGAAGCAAGACCAGAACAAATAGACCAAAGATACTTCTTAGCTGATGTTAGATATTCAGATAGTAATAGATTTGAACAAAACAAATATGCATATGTTTATGAATATTATCGTAAACCAGATGCTATTTATCCTAATGGGCAATATATTTTATTTATTAATGATGAAATATTATTCCAAGGAGATCTACCATATAACAATGGTAGTGGCAAAAGGGAAATACCTTTTGACTTTATGAATCTACAAACAGTACCTAACCATTTAGTTAGTGTTACAGTTTATAGCCAAATTATTCCTATCCAAGATACTTACAACAGTATCAAGAATAGATTATTGGAGCATATAAATCATTTAGCTATTGGTCAAATGTATGTATGGCAAAACAGTCTTGTTAATCCCAACTCTATCACAAACAAGCCTGGACAATTTATACATTTAAAGCGTAGTGCTAAAAAGCCAGAGCCAGTAACAAAAGCTCAAATAGGAACTGAGATAACCAATTATCTTAAAACTATTGAAGACGACATGCTAGTTACTGCAGGTCTATCACAAATCTCAGCATATGGTATGTCAAAAAGTTCTGTAAGAACTGATGGCGTAGCAGATAAGATTGGCGAAGCAGACCAAAACAAGTTAACTAATGCCATTGATTCTATCTCTGGATGTTTAGTTAAAGTATTTAAACACATACTTTATACTGAACTTGACAGAGAGAACATATTACAAAATGTCTTGAAGCTTGCTAAATTAGATAGTTATATGCTAAAATATAATATAAGAGGAGTAGATCCAGAGAATCTAGAAGTTGTAAACAGGGAATTCCTGATGCAATCAGATCAAGCTCGTCAATTAAAAATGACGCAAGCCTCAAATATGGGTGTGTATAATCCTCAAGGTGGTTTAACATATATCACCAAATTAGAGATATTAGATTCCTTAAATTCAGGATATCTAAAAGATACTCTAGATCCAATTGAAAGAGTTAATCACGATTGTATTCGTGAGGAACACTCAGACTTGTTAGATGGTCTTGATATTAAAGTACATGATTACGATAATCATGCACAACATATCTTAGAACATACATTGTTCAGACAATCAGCACAAGTCAGGAACCTAAGAAAGAGTGACCCAACACTTTATGCATATATTCAGGAGAGCATGAAGAAGCATGTTGAGGAACACTCTAAGTTCCAACAAGATACTTCTAATAAAGGTGTCTACGAGAATGCCAAGGCGTTATTATAATTACAGCCCAAGGGCCAAGGATTAACCATAGTACAGCATAATAAGGAGGAGATACTATGACAGAAGAAGAAATGAAACAAAAACTTGCAGAAGCAGAAGAACGCGCATCTAAAGCAGAAGCAGAAAAAGCATCTTTGGAAAAACAAAGAGCAGATCAAAATTCATATATAACAAAACTTGAAGGTAAAGTACAAGGTTTAGAGAACCAAATGAATACAGTTAAAGCTGCAACACAAGCTGCACCTGCTATTCCACCAGATATTACTGAATACTTTCAAAAGAAAAGAAGAGAGGATTATACTGAACAAGCAGTAACACAAATTATCTCACAAGTAGGTAAAGATGTTTATGATTGCTTAGCTACAGAATTAAATGATTTCTTAAAGTTATACATGAATGAAAAGAATGTATCAGTAAGATACATAGTTGATTCATTCTCATTACTATATGGTAGAGCAATGCAAAATGCAGAGCATCCAATTCATAAAGTAATTAATCCTGTAAAGGAAGAAAATGAACAAAAGAAAGTTGAAGATACACCTGAAGAACAAGTTCAATTCAGAAATGAATTAAACCGTATGGTTAATAGAACTATGACAAATACAGATGTAAATGCTGGAGGTGCTCCTGAAGTAAAACCACCTCAAGTACAAAATACAAGAGAAGCAATGAACGCCTTTAAAACTAGACTATTTAACTTAGATTCATCTAAATTTGAATAGGAGGTATCACTATGATACAATATAATAATGTAAATGTTAAAGCATCATTAGAAGACTTCCTTAAGATTGAATATACTGACGGATTACAAAACGAATTCAATACAATGGAAGCGTTAATTAATAAATTAAAAAAAGATACTTTAACTGGTAAATATCGTACTAAGAGCTTTGCTCTAGGTGTTACTGATAACATTCGTATGTTAGGAAACGGTAACGACACTTATGTATTAGGTGTAAATGATTACACTAACGGAGCTGAAACTGTTGAAGCACAATTCGACACTACTAAGCTTATGGGTATTTTCTCAATTACTGATGAAACTATCTTAAAAGGAACTACTGATGGTTCTATCTTTGATGTATTAAATGATTCTTTAGGAAGAATGAATATGTCATTAAAACATACAATTAACAGATTTACATATGGTTCTAAATCAGGTTTAATTGGTGTTATACCTTCAGCTGATACAGTTGTAAAAACTGCAGCTACTGCTTCAGGAAATGTTATGGCTACTGATTTAGTTGATTGTGCTGTAACTAACAGCTTAAGTATTTTACCTGGTATGGGTATTGCATTTGCTGATGCTTCTACTCATGCAATTATTGCTCAAGGTAAAGTATGGCAAAAATATAACAGCGGTGTAGGAGCAGAAAGAGTTGTAGTAATTGTACAAGAATACGCTACTGGTAAATCTTTATCTGATATCGCTGCTGGTCAAGAAATCTATAGCAGACAATTAAATAAGAATGCTGCTGTAGTTCCAGAATATACTGGTTTACAAGATATTGTTATTGCTCAAAACAATACTATCTTCGGAGTTAACAGAGCTGTTTATAAAACTTTAAACTGCACAGTTCAAGATTTAAACAATGCTTTATTAACTGAATCTAAATTAAGAGATATGGCTGACCATATTGAAGTAAGTTGCGCTGATGACTCAAGTGTTAAACTTGTAGCATCTAACCATAAGATTATCTCTACTATTGAAAAACAAATGTATCAATTTAAAGAATATTCTTTAGATAGTGCTGGTTCAGGATTCGCTCTTGGTAGAAAAGATATCAAGTTCGATACTTACACATTATATAAAGATAAATATTCTAGAGATAAAAATGTTTACTTACTAGACACTGACAAGATTGGTGAATTAGTAAGAAAAGAATTCGGATGGATTACTTCTGGAAATCATCAAGTTCTTGAAAGAAGAGATGGTTCAGAAATCTATGAAGGTATCATGACTAAATATGCTGATATGTATATTGATGCATGGAAGTCACATGCTGCATTCATCAACGCTGCTGAAACAGTTGCTTAATAAGATTGCACTAAGGAAGGGATATAGACTATCCCCTCCTTTTTTGTTATAATAAATTTAGTGAAAGTAGGTGTAAATATGGAGTCTTTTCTAAGAACACATCCGTATTTAAAACCTGTTAACATATGTAATCTATTCAACAGAGTACTAAACGCCTCCAAAAATTCCTTGCTGCTATTGTATAATACAACCAGAGATACATATGAACTACATTCAATAAAGTCCTTTATGTATAACGGAGAAAGTTTAAATGCTGTTATTGAAGATGATATGTTAAACGGTTGGTTAATTACAGATATTCTCGCAAATGATATTAAGAAATTTGGTTCTGAAATAGCTGACGAGAGAGAAATTAATAATAAGATAATCGAAGATAATGACCAAAGAGGATTCGATTTACTAACTACTCGCACTTTAAGAACTATAGAAACTATGGTAGGGAGGGAAATATAATGGATGAAGAAAACAAATTTACTTACAAAAGACTATATCACAGAATAAGAGAGTCTACCGGTCTTGATGTATTAACTGAAAATGCATTACAAACCATTATTGAGAATTGCTTTGCTGATATGACAAGTAGAGGATATAGAGAGTTTAATGAACAACACTATTATCCAATGCCAGAAGAAATACCTGAAGACACAACGAATAAATACTTTACTGATTTAAAAGGTGGCTTATATGAATTTGATTTACCTGAGGATTATAGAAGACATCTGCATCTAAAGATTGTTGTAGATAATAAAGTTTATCTAGCTGATAGAGTAGCTCTTACTGATGAGAGAGTTAATAGTATTGTTGTAGAAGAATATCCTAAAGTTGTAAGAAGTAACTTCGCTTATTTAGATAAGGATGCTATATTCTATATTCGTGGTAATAAAATATATGTTGAAACAAGATATAGAAATAAACAAATAACTGAAATAATATTAGGATACGATAAGAGACTTATTGCACCAGCACAACCAAAATTAAAAGACTATGACACAACAGTTATTCCTCTTAGAAAAGAATTTGAAGATGCAATAGTATTATTTGGAATTTATTTCTTATTACAAAGATATAGTAAAGATACTGATAGAGTACAAATAGCTCTAAACAATTATAAATACTATATAGAAGATTTAACTTATACATTAGCATACGAAGATAATTATACAGATGAAGACGGAACTGTTTGTTTAGAAAGGGTGTAGCTTATGTCATCAATTCAAAAAGTAAGAACTTATGTATATGACACACCTGCTACATATGACCAATTCGATGGTGGTATAAATACTAATCTATCTAATGAAGCTCTTGAAATAAATGAATTAAGAGATGGATTAAACTGTCACTATATTAATAAGTCTTTAGTTAATAGAAAAGGCGAAAGAATTATTAAAAGATTAATTCTTCCTATTAATACTAGACCACAAGGTGACTTCATGTTTTCTGCCGAACACAAAGATTATATTATTTGTGTAAGAAATGGTCATATATTCTATGGCTCATATACAAATTCTAATGAAGAAATAGATATGAAACTATTATTAGTTGATATCCCACACACAACAAATAGAGATGACTGCGAGAATTACGCAATAGACTTAGAACTTAAAACATCTGTAGATTTAACAAAAGATACAGAAGGGTACATATATAAATTTTATGCTGGTAATAATGATGATCCTGAATATGTACCAAGCGAAGATGAATACCAAGAAACTCTTATTATTCAAAATACAAAAAGAGTACAAGGTATTCCTGCTAAATTAAATATGAATCCTCATGGTTCAACTACAGTACCAAATTCAAAAGGTTATTTGAATAAAGAAGTAACATATTTCTTTATGGCCACAGGATTAAGAATACTTCGTATTGAAGAACTATATGATAGTACTGCACAAGATTATTATTTATATGGACATATACTTGAAGGCTATGAACCTAACAGTTGGGAAATACAAAACATTGGTGTTAATAACTTATCACCATTCCCTAATCATTTTGCAGATGATATAGATAATGTTCCTAAAACAGCTATTGGTCAAATACTAACTGAACCAAAAGTCTTAGCTGCCAATAATTTAAATAATGGGATTGTTGCAACAGCTAATGTTAATACACTTAAAGGCTATGAGAAAGAAGACCTATATTATAAATGGGAAGCTCGATTTGGAGCTGATCAACCATGGCAAGTAATAGTATTCTGGGACAGTTCATTAAATACTAACTCTCAATCTTCTAAAGGATTAAGTACATTAACATTGACTGGTAATCAGTTAACACAATTAAAAACTAATACTCAACCTATTGAAGGTGATGAATTATTTATAAGATGTACAGTAACTTCTGACTTCCAAAGAAACTATGATATGTCTACAAAAACATTCTCGCTAGATAGAGATGAAGGACAAATCTACATTGGAGGTGGAACTTCCACTAAACGAGATTGGGTAGCAGACCAATCACAAGCTGAATATAGTAGAACACACATTACTAGAAAAATACAAGCATCATACAATCCTTCTTACACCTTACAATATTGTAGAAGTCAAGGATGGAATGATGCAGCTACTAGAGCATCTCATGGTTATGCAGCACCAGATGAACAATTCTTAAGAATGCATTCATGTACTAAAGTTGTTAGTGATGGTTCTAAATTAATATTCTATGATGATGCATATGATTCTTGCGAATGGTATAAGACTGTAGTAGGAAGAATTAATTATATATCATATGGTGGTAACCTTAACTTCAGAACTAACAAGAATGAAAAGCTTATTGGAGTTGAAGTATTTGATTCTCACATTGTAGTATTCGCAGATAATGAAACACTTGGTGGAAACATCTCAGTTGTTACAGGTAACGGTGATGACTATAATGATGGAGATTATTACTCACCATATAAGAGAGTTATTGTTAATACATCAGTTAGTTGTGATGCATATAACACAATACAAATAGCTGAAAACTATATTATATTTAAATATCGTAGAGATATATACATGCTTGATACTAAAGAACTTGATAGTGAAAGAATACAAGTTGTAACTATAAATGATAAAGTAAAACAAAGATTAAATAATGTTGAGTTCCCTTTAGATAGAATAAGAGAACCTAAAATTGATGAGAACTTAGAATATGATTTTCATGAATATAGTAAATGTTTAAAGCCAGATGAAATATTTTCTGAAGTATGTGATGGATATTATAGTATAATATTCCCACATCAAGGATTCCATATGGATACATATGAACATCCAGAGAATGCTTTAAAATACTACGAAGGTTCTAATCAAAGTTACAAAGATAGATTAAGAGGAAGAAAGATTGAAAACATTACTGTTAAGCCTGGACTTAGATGGAAATGTTATTTCAGAAATGGTAGAGTATACCAAGAATCTTCAAAGGTATTCTTCCCTTGGTTAAGAGATGTAAGTAGATACTTAAATATAGTTGGCGTTATTGATATAAATGGTGAAACAACTATGGTTACAGAAAACGGAGAACTAGTACAATTTAACAATGATGACTATGATGGCTTAGATGAATATCATTACAAAGTAAGAATGACAACTAGATGTTATGACATGGAGCTTCCAACATTATGCAAGTTCCTTGATAACTTAAATGTATATTACAATAGAGACTTTACAGATATAGTTGATTGTACAATGTATGTAAAGAATGAAGCTGGATATCCAATTTATTCTCCTAATAATGAAGCATATGTTAATATGGAACAGCAAAACATAGGAGAGATTGAATATAATGAAAGATATACATTTGATGAAGCACTAAATTTACCTGAAGGTTATGAACCATTAGAACAATATGATGAACATCCATATATAGATCCGATGGATAAACCAGTACAAATACTTGATGAAACTCCATTAGATACTGCTACATTAGACAGACCTTCATTCACATCTAAGACATTAACTCCACAATATAGATTCCCATTCTTAAGTGCACAATTTATATTAGAGATGAAGAGCAATCAAGCATTCTCATTAAGTTCATTAACATTTAGTTTTACATCTAATGACATGCCAGACTTTACTAGAGAAACTTTATATAGAGATATATTAAAAGGAAATATATTAAAATAGGAGGTATGAATATGGACTTTATTAATAGAAATGCATTACCTAAATTTCAAGAGAGATTAGATTTAGCTGCATCAGATCTTAATGCTTTAGAAGATATCTTCTGTGCTGCATTAAATGAATTAGCTGGTAGATTATATATCATAAATAATGTTGTAACTGATCCAACAGAAAGAGCTAAGTATGCAACTGAACCAAACTATGCAATTGTAGATAAAATAAACTCATTTGAAAGTACTCTAAGTCAAATTCAAAGTGACTTCAACGAATTACGCGATAGTGTTAATACAACATTACAAACTATGGATGATAGATATGCTGAACTTGAAAGAAGATTTAATTCTTTAGATGATGCTGCTGCTCGTCAAAAAGATTTAAATGCTGTATTATATAGAACTGGTAGGGAATAGCATATGGAGATGGCGACACTAAGGGAAGCTGTTAACTTTGAAAATACAGTTAAAGCTATATCGCCTTATATCTTAGGACAAATACTTGATTCATTTGCCACTACTGATTATGTAGCATCAGCTATTGCTACTGCTACTATTGACCCTAGTCAAATTGATTTAAGTGCGTATGCTAAAATTACTGATTTACCAACTAAACTAAGTGAACTTACTAATGATGATAATTATGTTCAAACAGTTAGTGGTAAAATTCCAGGTATACTATTACCATCCTTTGTTGATGATGTAGAAGAATATTCTACTAAATCAGCTTTTCCTAATCCGGGTGAATCTGGAAAATTATATGTTGATTTAAGTACAGATTTAATCTATAGATGGAGTGGTTCTACATACGCTGAGATAAGTCCATCACTTGCATTAGGTGAAACACAATCTACTGCATACAGAGGTGACAGAGGTAAAACAGCATATGATCATTCACAAACAACAGGTAATCCACATAATCTTACATTATCAGATTTAAGCATTACAGCAACTGCTACAGAAATAAATTATCTTTCTGGATTAAGTAAAAATATAATAACAGCTTTAGGAGAAAAATTAGCACTAAGTGGAGGTACACTTACAGGTGCGCTAACACTTAGTGGTGCTCCTACAGCAGATTTACATGCAGCTACTAAAAGATATGTTGATGATGCTATAGATGGATTAGGTGTAAGTGTTTCAGCAACTTATATAAATAACACTACATATAATGCTGATCAAGGCGAATTAAACGCAACGTTACAATCTATAAATACAACTATTACAACAGTACAAGATAATACAAAAAACTATACAGATACTGCTGTTAATAATATAATTCAACAAGTATATACTCAACAAGAAGTAGATACTATGATCACTGCTAAAGCTGGTCAAATTGAAGAAGATTATACAATAAAAATTAATCAAGAAGTTCAACAAGGTAATGAAGCATATAGTAAAATTGTTGAACTTGAAGGAAATATAACAAGAGGTATTGACCAAGTAACAGGTAAACCTTTTATTGTATTATC